TGCGGTTGCCTGCGTCAGCAGTGTATCGATCTGCCCTTTGACGGTATTGGCGTTGTTCTTGGTGGTGGTGATATCGGTAATCAGCGCACCGGCCTCCGCGGTCAAATTGGCAATCAAGGTGGTGGCGTCGTTATTGGCGGTCGTGATGATCGGCTCGAGATCGCTTTCGATGATGTTCAGACCGCGCGCAACGATGGCGTTGGCGGCCTGCTCCTGCACCGTAGCTTTTTCTTGCAGGTCGGTGATATCCGACTGAAGTTGACGGATGAAGGAATCCCAGACCGAGCTTCCAAGACGCTTGATCTTTGACGCCAGAAATGCGCTGTAATTCGACATTTATCCCTCGCGCCGTCAGGCTACGAGTTCGTAGCCGGTGACCACAGTTGCATCCATGTCGATTTGTGCCTTGAGCACATCGCCGCGCAGATGCGTGTTGTGTCCTGGCTTAATCATGATCGAGCCAACCTGGATCGGCTTGCTGAGCGCAACATGATATTGCGCAGCCGGATCGATCGAGGTTGGGTTCTTGGCAGGATCGATGACGTCAGAACCCTCGGCGGCAGCCGCCGATGCCTTATTGCGTGCCATTATTTTCTCCTGGTGACGTCACCGTGCCGACTACGGCAGGGCAACGTCTGTGAGCGTTGCGACGTGGAAGGTGCTGAGCGCAGAGTCGGTGCCGATATCGATGCGGCGCTTGTAGTGCGTGGTCGAGGTCAGACCGGTGAAGGTCCAGGTGCGCTGCGTCGAGCCGTCCGGCAGGATGGTGTCCACGGTGGCCGTAGCATTAACCACGGTGGTATAGGAGCCGCCGACCAGAAGCTTGCCGACGCAGGTGTGATGCGCAGGGTCGAAGCCTTCCAGCGTCGAGATCAACTGTACCTGGGTGATTGCTGAAGGCGTGGTGCGCGCGAGCGAGATATGTTCGCCAGCAGTGCGCGGGCGCGAACGAGACACCTTCGACTTGGAGAGATAGATACCCGGCATGACTTCGGTCGTGCCGATCATGGTCATGCGTGCATTGACCGAAGCCGGCAGGCCATACAACGGGTGCGTGCCACCGGGCGGGATCGCAGCAATCGGATACCACACGCCGGACACCTTGACCTCGAACGAGATCGCAGTCGGGTCTGGCGCAATCTGATAGAGCAACATATCGATGTCGGTCATGCCGCCATCGTTGTTCCATGGATCGAGATCGATAACGACGCGCGGAGCCTGGAACGCCGCTACGTTGACGTCGAAGCAGGCATCGCGGGTGATGTCGCCCATGAACCACGCGCTATCGGTCGAGGTAAAGAACGTGCCTTGCGCGTACTTGTTGTTGTTGACCATCGCCAGCCAGTGATTGCCGGGGGTAATCAAGATGACGGCAAGGCGGGTGCCGGCCTCGGCATAGGTTGCCGGGATCGGAATGTTGGTCAAAGTTGGATAGGTCTTGAGGTTGGACCGCGTGACCGTGACCTGCGTGAGCACGTTGGTCGGATCAGGCGCACCGGAGGCAGTGACCTGAGCCAGGATGACATGCACGTCGCCTGCGGTGTCGACACGGCTAAAGCCGATATCGAGGCTGGTGATCCAGCCAGCGCGTGGCATCAGGAAGGTCTGCGCGGCCACGGTGCCGGTCAGCGAGTTGGTGGTGGTGATCTGATCCCAATAGATTTCATCGTAGGTGTCGACCCAGAACTGGTCGATACGAATCATCCGGTGGTTAATCAAGGCATCAGCCAACGACTGCGGCTCGACGCTGTAGGTTTCGCCACTCTGCGCCGTAAAGATATTGGTGATGGCGTTGTAGCGGCCATTCTGCCACATCGCTGAGTTCGTGCAGATATCAAGCGTATTGCCCCAACGGATTCGGGTCTTGGATACCGTGCGCGAGACTAGCGAAACGGTCTGCGAGCCGGCGTTGGAAATAGCTACTTCCGAATCCTTGCCGACGATAGAAACCAGCGGGACTTCGTTGTAGGCAGGCAGCAACAGACCGCCAGAAACCACAAAATGAGTGTCGGATGGATTCGAGAGCACAGGCGATGACGTGGTGATATTGGCGTCGTCGAAGCGCAAGCCTTCCTGTACCTTGGCGAGGTAGCCCGAGTTGGTGGTGTCGCTGTCGCTGGTATCGAGGAACCATTCCGACTTGGAGAAGGTTGCTGACGCACTCACATGCAGATAGTCGGACACGCGCGCGACCTGCTCGAGCAGGTATGAAGTCATGAGTTGCGACTGAGTTCCGCCTGCCTGATTTTGCAGCTTGGCGATATCCGAGCGCATACCGTCGATGATCGGCTGTGTAAGGTCTTTCCACACTTCCACGATCTGCAAGCGGCCATCGATATCGACGATGGATGCCAGACGATTGGCGGTGATCTGCGTGATCGACTCGACGCCGGTCGGGTTGAGCGTGACATAGCAGAACAGCAGATGCGGCACGGTGATGGCGGGCGGAGCCGGCGTCACAGCAGAAGCGCCGCCAATGGTGTTGACCTGAGCCAGACGGATGTTGTCGGTCGCCGTTGGCTGCGCCTGTGTTTCTCGCGTGGTCGGGTTGACCAGGAAGTCGCGCTCTTGCGTGTCGCTGTCCTGGGCAGAACCAGTCAGCGTCAGGGCGACGATCTTCTTGAAGCCAGAGGTCGGCAACAGAGAGATGAAGTCGACCGAGATAGGCTCCTGCGAAGGATCGTCGAGGCCATAGACCTTGCCGGCCAAATACAGCCGCAGCGGAACGCTAACCGAAACTGTGGTGGTGCCGCTAATCGTGACCGTAGCGCCGGCATATTTCGCGCTCGGCACGATGGCATCGAACACAAGGTTGTCCATGCCAGAACGCGCGAACAACCCGATGTTGTTGGCGTCGTCGACCGTGACTTTCTGCTTGGGCGCGAAACGAACGATCTTTTCCATTGTTGTCCTCAGTCGTAAATCAGAACCATGTCGTCGAACCCTACGGTGCCGTCGAATAACGGCTCGTCATTGAGTTCGATGGCTCGTCGGGTTTGTGTGGTGAACCACAATTCGTCTCGGTGCGCTTTGGCGACCCGCAGCGCGGCGGCAACTTCGTCCATGATGCCTTGGACCGGAATCAACAGACCGTTATCCAAGAACCCATCATCGAGCATCAGCACGTCAGCCGGGTCAGCCCCAGGTAAGTTGACGCGCAACTCGGCGTAGAACGGCGGAATTTCCAGCCGGGTATAGTCGAGGAACAGACCCCCATCCGTGCCAGGACCGCCAACAACCCGATCAGGGTCATAAAGGTAATAGCGGTCATAGAGGCGCAGGTTTTCGTCTTTGTCGCCAAGGAAGTCGTTGATATAGCCCGCATCGACGTGCATGACGTCGACGCCGATGGTGCCGGTCGTGGCAATGCGCTCTGGCACCACATCGAGCAGGCTCAGCGGCGGCATATCGGCCGGAAGAACGACCGGCTGTGGCGAGAGCGGGATATAGCTGCGGTCGTTCGCAATCGTCAGAAGCTTGGACGTGATGTAAGCGGCGGTGATGCAGCCATCGTCAAGACAGCCATCCGCAAAGAAGAACCCACCATCATCCTCGCCTGGAATGACGACGCCGACCAAATCCTGATTGATGGCTTCCGCACCAGCCCACGATACCGGCAGCATGGTGACCTGCGTCGAGACTCCGTTGTCCCAGACATAGGCGTGGCGGCCATAACGCTCAGAGGCGGTCGATACGGTGGTAAAGTCGCCACCGGTAAAATGGTTACTTTGCTCTTGCGAATAACTCTCGCCCACAAAGCCGTCATCTGCATACAGGTCTTGAGCAGCGGTGCCTGGGTTTGACTCCAGAAAAATCCGCAACTGCGCGAACTGAGCAAGGAACGCCGCCTTTTCGGCGTCCGTCCAGTTGTCAGACACGAAGCCGCCGACAGGCGGGATCACATAAGATTGCAGCGTGGCGTCGATCAGTCCGAGCCAGCCTTCAATCCCAGGCAGCGTGCCTTTGAGGTAGTGCAGCTTGATCGACTGTGCGACGGCGCGGCGTTTCTTCCACTCGGGCCAATCACGATACCAAAGACTGAGCGAGACGTTCCATGCCAGATGCGGCAGGAATTGCGCCGGAATTTCGTATGGCCGGTCGAGCAGATCGATCGGAACAGGAATATCGTTGATCGGCTTGAAGCTGGCCGAGAGCGCTTTTTCGTAGGGCGTGGCATTTGACGGCAGCAAATGCACGTCATAATCCACGGTTACGGTCACGTCAGAACCTCAACGGTGATAGTGGTGGACGTGACGTAGACAGCCCCGTATGCGCCGGGATTAACGTCAGCAGATGGGGACGAAACCGTCACATGCTCGATGTCGCCTGCGGTGCGAGCCGCACCAATCAGACCATCGACACGAAGCTCCATGCCGATCTTGCGGCGCGCGGTCACATAGGCGGCCACCGCTGCCAGCGCGTTGGTTTGGATCAGCGCAGGGTCAGGCCCCTGGTTGACCTGTATATTCATGACGATGCTGGTGTTTACAATCGCAGCCGATTGCACATGCACATCGTCGGTCAGCGGGCGCGTGGTCTTGGGCGAAAGGGCGTTGAAGGCGGCAGAGATGGCCGCGTCGCTGGCGTGGCCATTACCATTGCGCGACAGCAGCACAATGTCGATGCGGCCGGGGCTTGGATTGAGCGCAGCAGCATCCACGATGGACGCATCAGAGCGCAGCGCGAAATAGACGTAGGCACCTTCCGGCCCCGCAATCGAAAACGCTTCAGGCGCAAGTTCGATCTCGGCGCGGTATTCATCGTCGCTCTGGTAGATCGGGTTGTTGCTACCGTCGACGCCGATCTGGCGGCGCGCGGTGGCCATCAAAGCGCCCAGATGGTCGAGGTTGTCACCCTGGGCATAAGCCAGCAAGATGGCGCGGCACTTGTCGTTGACCAGCGCGCGCAGAAGCAATTCGCGGTAGGCACCTACCTCGAGGATTTTAATGGCCGGGTCGCTCTCGAGCATCTGCACGTTGTAGCCGTCGAGCAGCGAGACGACCTGATTGATGTGTGCAGTGCGGATGGTTTCGTAGCTGAGCGGATCGATGATATCGGCAGGAAGCAACTGCGACAGATCGGCCGCGAAGAACCGGCGTGCAGGCGTGGTCATGGCGGCGCTCCAACTGCGACAATCCCGCCCAGAGCATTAAGCGTAAACTGCGCCGTCATGTCCTGTGAGATTGAATAGTCGCCCAGATGGCCGCGCGGGTAGAAGATGCCGACGATGGCGAAGGTGAATTGACCGTCAGCGCCAGCGACCACGACCTGAAACTGCGTGACGCGGAAACCCGGCTCCCACTGAAGGATGGCCGACACCAGTGTCGAATAGAACAGCGCAATGACCTGCTTGTTGCCGGGACGATCCAGCAAGGCCATGTCGCCAGAACCATAGTCGAGGCGCATGACGCGCGTGCCGATATGGGTGGTGAAGATGTCGAGCAGAGATTGGACGCAGTGGTCCCAATCTGTCAGGTACTTGCCGGTGACCCGGTTAAGCCCAACCCTATTCGCTTTCGGCATCGGACGCCGCCGCCTTGGACGTCAGGATAGACGGCAATGTAACTGTGACAGGCGCAGGCGAAACGAAGGCCGGCTTTGGCTGTGAAGGAACGGTCACGGTCTTGGCGGTGCGGCTGATCGAACCGGACAACAGCAGGTACTTGGCCTGCCCTTCGCTGAGCATGACTGTCTCGTTGTCATCTCGCCAGTGGCCCATCAGGAAACCACCCTTGACCTTGTAGAACGCGACAGGCTGGCCCATGTGAAACATCCTTATTTGCTGCGCAGTAAATTATACGCAAATGGCGAACTGCGTATAACGAGGCGCGTTTATCAGTCAGTCTCAGACGGCCAGCGCCATGTGCTGGCTACGCTGCCATCCTCGTGGTAGGCGACGTTTGCCTTCACATAATCGGAAAAGTGGGAAGCGGCAGGATCGAACACGAATAGGCTCAGGTTCGATGTCGGGCTGGTGAGGTCCGCAATCGAAACAATGAGGCCGGGTAGATGATGTGAGGCGTCGGTTGCAAACCAGACGGTGCGACCAACGCGCGGCGCGCGAACGAACGTGCCGTCTGAATTGGTGATGTCTTGCACTGGAAGAATCGCCTGTTAGGTCGGGACGTAGACTTCGCCCGCATTGCCCTGTGCAATCGGTTCGCCTTGGCCGTCGCCTGCACCCTTGTAGGTGACCAGCCGCGTGCCGTTGTTGAGCGTGGTTTTGCCGACCGTGTTAACGCGGTCGTCGGTGATGTCGACCTGTTTGCCGTCGACATCTGCATTGATGTTGGTGGCGATCTGCGTGATGATCGACACTTCATCGACCTTCTGCTGCACCATCGTAGCGATCTGGGTGCGCTTGGATTTCTCGCCGGAATCCTTGGCAAAATGAATGTGGCCGGTGATATCGTCGCGGCTGTGCTCGACGTACTTGTTCTTGTCGCCGGATGGACGCACTTGCGTCTGGCCGTCGCCCCAACTGCCCTCGTCATCGTCGAGAACGCCGACGCGGGTTTCGTGGATGCCCTTGGCATCACCGTTGACAGTATCCGTCTGCGCGGGGCTGGCCTGCTGGCCTGGGACTGAATCCGATCCATCTCCAGACGCGCCGCTATCTTCCGGCCCGTTGTGGATGACGTGCTTGTAGCGCGTGCCGTTTACAAAGACGTGCTCGCCCTTTTCGGCCTTGGGCATCTTGTTGTTTTCGTTGAACCAGCCAATCGTGACCATCCCCTGCGTGGGGTCGCCACCAGACGAGATCACACGCACGCTTTGCCCAACGCTAGGCATGGTGCGGGTCTTGATCTTGCCGGCGTGTTCTGCCCAAGGCAGCCAATCGGTCTTGTGCGGTTCGCCTTCGGTGGCCAGCGCGTCATCAACGCGCACCAGCCCCTTTTTATGGTCGACGTCCGTCACCACACCGTCATACACCATGCGGCGCACGCGGCGTTCCAATTCCTCTATGCGCTTGAGCAGCGCAGCAATCGGATCGGTACTGGACATGAAGCGTGCTCGCCTACATCAAGGAGTGGGCGGCGGATCGTTCACGGTCAGCGTGACGTCAGAGCCAACGGTGTCGGTCAAAAGCTGCATGGCAGCAGCATCCAGGTCGTCCCCCAGAACAACGTCCGCGCACCAGCCAACGGCCATGATGCAGGCGTTCAAGTCGTCCAGGTTGCGCGACCAGAGGTTTTGAATTTCGACTTTCTTGGCCGGGAATACACTGACCTGAGAACCGAAAACATTGTTGAGCGCCATCGCGGCAATCTGCTCGGCAATGTCCCAACCGATATCGTCGGCGTCTCGTCCGTTCTCGTGCGTGGTGAAAACGAATACGCCAAGATTGATCTCGAAGTTGCCCTGACCTGTTGCGAACTCGCCTTTTTGCGGCACGTTCAAAACTGCAACATAGGCAGCGGGCGCTGTCGACACGATCCGCATCAACTCTTTTTCGTCGAACTTGCCAGAGTGCTTTTCGACGGTGCGCAGAACGCGCAACCCGGTGTTGGGCATGAACTTGGCAGTGAGGGCCGCGATCACGTCGCTGCGATAGGTGGTAATCGCAGAGGTCATGATCTATAGCCCCAGGCGCGCATGCACGAAGGCGTTCGCTGCCAGATTGATTTCTGCGATGTTGGCATCGCTCAGGCCCATGATCGGCCGCGCCACCATCTTGCGGGTGCCGCCTTGGTGGAAAACAAGGTATGGCGCGCTATTCCAGATGCGGGCAATGTCGCCAAACGTGGTGTTGACGAAAGCGTCAGCGAGCCGGCCGCTGGCGACCATGATCTCGGACGAACCTTTGCGGTCGATCGTCGACTGCATCAGTGGTGCCCAAGGCGCTCCATCCGGCGAAGTCTTTTCGCTCAGGACGCGGCGCTGGTGCTCAGTGCGCGCCAGATCGCCAAGATGGCGGATAAGACCGCGCGATGAAAAATTCATGAGCCGCTGCATAAGCGACTCGAGATTGGCAAGCCCGGTAATCGAAACCTGGAACATGCCCATGGGTGCACCGTTAAACGCGCACTGACTTTCCAGTCACGCCGGACATGGTATCGGTGCCTTCAGCAGGCGTTGAATCGCTGTTGCTGTCGCTTTCCAGAACGCCCAGGCCGACTTGGCCTTTGGCAACCATGACCAGCCATTTGCGCCAGTCCTCGGCGCGCTTGCTGATCTCGTTGGAGAGACGGTCGATGGTCAGCGCAAGATAATAGATCGAGAGATCGATGTTCACCTGACGCAAAATCTGCGGGGTAGGTGTAACCGGTACAGGGAAGCGTGTGGAAAGATAGCTGTCGATCTCGGTGGCTGCGTTGTAGAGCGCGATCTGAAGCTTGTCATAGTCCGGCAAATTGCTCTGCTTGTTCCAGCAGAGCCGGTTGATGGTGTCCTCTGGATAGAGCGCCAGGACGTCATCGGTAGTGGCGTAAGCGTGCGCAGTCATAGGCCGCTACCTTGCAAAATTATTCAGCCGCGGGCTTTGCGTCGACCTTCTTTTTGGTGCGCAAGTTGACGAATGGATCGGCCTCTTTCGGCTCTGATCGAATCTTGGTTTCCTTCTCGACCGCCTTGTCCTCGGCGTTCGGCGCGGGCTGGTCATCGCCCTTGGGCGCTTCCACTACCGGCTTGGCGAAGGCCGTTGGCTTCCTGGCCTCTTTGGACGGTGCAATGGATGGATCGGCCTTTTCCTGCGCTGATAGCGCATTGGTGGCGGCAGCGATGTCCTGGTCGACGATCACGATGGCTACATCGTATTCGTCCTGGGTAATTTCCTTGTCGGCCAGCTTGGTGTTGAGCGTGGCCTTGCGAATGTGCGCGTGCCGCAGCGTATTCTTGGCTGCATTGAGTTCCTGGTTGGCCTTGCGATCTTGCGCAGCCGCATAGCGGGACGACCAACCATAAGGGCTTTTCAGCATTTGGTGAAACCTATGCGTAGACTGAAAAAGGTCGGGGCGCTCGTTGAGAGCGCCCCGCTATTGTTGTTAGGAAGCGGTCACAACGCCGGACTTGGCGGCGACGATTTCCCATTTGATTCCGCGGTGCTCCAAGAGCACCCAATCGCCCACGTTGGCGAGTTCGACCTGGGTGACGGTGAGAACACCGTCCGACAGCAATGTGGTGTCGATATGAATCTTGTCGCTGGCGTCGGTCTTGACGGCCATCTTGACCAGATTGCGCTGGCCGATAATGCCGTTCGCGGTCGGATCGGGCATTGCCACGACATCCGTATGCGCGCCACCGGCTGCGGTGGTCAGGGCGATCTGGTAGGCATCGATCGGCAGAACCAGAGTGACGCTGGCGGAAGTCTGGCCGGCGTTGACGTCCTGAAGCAGGTTCGGTTCGGCGTCGAGGTAGTCGAAGAACGCCTTCAACGTCGCGCCCATGTGGGAGCGGTCAAAGGTGGTTTTGAGTGTGGTCAATACGGTCATGGGCTTATCCCCCTCAAGGTCGATCAGAGTTGACGAGATGAAAAAGTCTGCGAGATGCGTTGATTAAAACGCCGGGGCATTGCGGCCCCGGCGTTCGGTATCAGCGCAACTCAGCGCGGCGATTAGCCGAGCTTGTGCTTGAAGGCGACCACGCGCACCAGCTTGTGATCGTAGACGAGCGACCAGTTGCCGGTGGCGGCGAGTTCCGCGTTCGTCGGTGTCGGGCCGGACGGAGTGCCGGTCCACTTCACGCCGCGCGCGTGCATCGTCCACCAACGGCGGTGAACCAGATACTCCACGCCGCCGCCGATCAGAGCACGACGCTCGAGTTCGACAGGAACGCGGGGCGAGGCAGAGGCGTAACCGACAGCGCCGGGGCCAAAGATGTAGGTCGTGTAGACGCCGCTCGACACCGGCATGGTGTCATCGACCAGGACGAACTTGCCCTGGTAGACCGGAATTTCTTCCTCGAGTTCGGACGGCTTGATGAAGTCGATCAGGTCTTGCTTCTTCATCGCCTTGTAGGTGTCGCTGTGCACCGCGAAGCCGGCCAGGAAGTCCTGGTGGTCGCCAAGCACGCCACAGGCGTCGATGAAGGAGTGCGGATCGAAGTTCGCCGCAGTGCCGGCCAGCCCCGAGATGTCGAGGATGTTGGCCGAGGTCGCGCCGATCTGGCCCGCCACGGTGCTGAGCAGGGTGTGCTGTTCCTCGCGTACCCAGAAGGCAGCGAAGCGGTTGGCGATTGCCGCCATCGGGTCGGCACCCGAGATATCGGCAGCCAAGTCGGTCGAGCCGAAGGCTTTCGCGCGGTACAGCTTCACGGCGATGTCCTTACCGGACGTCATGCCGTTGATGGTGAGGTCGGTCGTGTCGTCCACGATGTCCGCCGATCCGGTCAGATCGTTGAAGAACGGCATGTTGACGGTCGTGCCAGCCATCTGCGGCGCAAGCTCAGCCGACAAGTCGGTGAGGATGCCGCTCTGGCGGAAGCGCGAGAGTTCGGACGTTTTGACCTGGACGTACTTGTCGAAGATTTCGGGGACGATCAGGTCGGAGAGGCGGGTCTGAGTCATGTGAGCGAGCCTTTGGAAACGGAAACGGCCGCCCTATGAGGCGGCCGGTTTCATGTGGTGGAGGGGTGGGTGGGGGTAGAGCTACCCGCTTACGCCGCACCCGCCTGCTGCTTGAGCGCCGCAGCTAAGGTCGGGTCGTTGCGTTCCAGGCGCATTTGTTCGGTGAGGTTGAAGGACGACTTCACCCAAGGATTATTTTTGGCGCTACCAGCACCTTGGTTGTTGCGCTGTTGAGCGCCACCGCCAGAATTGCCGGACGCTGCAAAGAAGGCACCGTACTTGGTGTTGGCCTTGAACTTCGCAACTAAGTCCTCGATGGTAGCAGGCACCGCTTTGTTTTCGCGGATGGCGTATTCCTGCTCGCCCTTGTCGCTGAGTACCTGGACGGCGAACTGGCCATCCGTCTCAACCATCTTCAGACGAGGACGGATGAAAGGGAGAAGCAGTTCGGGGTCGCCCTTGTGCTTGGCGATGGCAGTGGCCGCTTCGCTGTCGATCAGCAACTTCTCGACTTGCGACGTGAGCGAATTGATTCGTCCGTCGCGCGTTGAGACTTCGCCGTCATGCTTCTTCTGGAGATCGGTGATCTGAGTCTCCAGCCGAATTTCAGCCAGTCGGTCTGCTTCTTTTTCCGGGTCGAGCTTTTCGAGCCGTTCCAACTTCTTGAGCTTTTCGCTCACCTGCTTGGGCGTCGGCAGGCCCTTGTAACCGTCGACAGCACCCTTGGCGGCATCGAGTTCCGCTTTGGTTGCCGTCAGCGCGTTGCGCAGACCAGCCACGTTTTCGAGAGCAAAGCCCTCGACACCTTCCACATCCAGCAAGAACTTTCCGGCGTAGTCGCCTTCGGTCGCTTGAACGTAGAGGGCCTTTTCCGCATCAGACAGGGTATCGATCGACTCCAAAAGTGCCTTGAGTGCCATTGTATTGCCTTGAGTGTGAGGCGTCGCCTCGTAACCGGTGACAGACCGGCAACCGGGAGAACTCGTCTCCAATGGCCTGATCCCGCATCAGGCAATGCACCGCTGGCGAGACTCGCTCTGCACAAACGGAAACGCCGCCCGTAAAGGCGGCGATGGGTATTCAAGATTGGTTGTCGCTGTTCACGATGGTCACGGAGCTATTGCGTACCCGCACACGACATCGGGGCGCATCCTGCCGTTAGGCAAGGATTCGCGACTCTCCCATTTAGGAGGTCAGCACCAGGGCTGAGATATGAGAACCGGTTCCTGTGACGCGAACCGCGCGCACGATCAGCCAGTCGATGACGGTCGTACCTGGAGCGCAGTGAATGTCGACATAGGAAGTATCGTCGACCGCCGCCACCGGAACGACGCGAATGACTTCCGCGCTTGAGTTTGAATTGTAGACGGCTAGCTTGCCATAGATGCTGAGATCAGCCGCGTCATCCGCTACGGCGATAACGGCATCGCGCGCAGGAGAGCGGGACTTGCGATAGTTGTGGGTGTAAACGTCCTTCTTGGAATCATAGGAGTTCGTCATGGTCTACAATTCCTAGCGTTTGCTGCGGCGTTTGCGTTTGCCTTTGCGGGACATTCCCATCAAGGTCAAAGCCAAGCGAGCCTGTTTGCCCAATTTACCGGGCGCATGCTTTTTCTTTTCGGCGTATTGGCGTGTCGACATGCCGGCAGATTTGGCCTTGGCCGAGAACACGCCACGCCGCGATTTAGGAACCGCCTTCTGCACCCACCGCTTCGCCATAGGTCTACGGCGTCTGGCAGTGGGCCACGGCTGGAATGTCGCCGGCGTTGTTTTCTTTGAGGAAGGCAGCAATCACATCAATGGGAACGGCAAAACCGATCACTTCGTTGGCGCGGTTGGCCACGACCGGAACGCCGATCATCAGGCCGTTGTCGTCATAGACAGCACCACCGGAGTTGCCACCGACGATACCGGACGAGACTTGCAAGAGCGCCTGCTTGGCGCGCTCGTTGCCGTCGAAGTTGATGATGCCATAGTTGCGGTTGACGCTCGAGACAATGCCGCGCGTCACGCTCGAGTAGAGCGTACCCATCGGGTTGCCGACCACGAAGGCCGCGTCGCCGCGCTCAGGCAGCGTGCAGGCCAATAGGCTGGAAGTCTTGTTGGGGATTTTGGCGGCGATCTGCATCAGCGCCAGATCGCGGTCGCTGTCCACCGCCACAAGGCGAACCTTGTAGACCACGGTGCGAACGGTATCGCCGTCCTGAAAATCATATTGCGAGACGTTGCCATCGCGCAGGCGTCGGATTTTATTTTTCTTGATGATGCCCTTGTCGTCGATTTCTTCCTTCTCGATCGTCTCGTACTGATCCTCGACGCAATGATTGGCGGTGAGGATGTAGCGCTTCTCGGCGTCGATCAGAGTACCGGAACAGCCGGAATTGACCATGAAGTTGGTCTGGTCGATATGGGCGTTCATCGCCTTCTTGTCCCAGGCATGGGACGGCGTAGGCGTTGCGAAGATGACGATCTCTAGCGCTATGAGGCACAGCAGCCGGCAGATCATCTTCATCGCAGCCTCCAAACGAATTGGTGTGGGGGTATCGGGTTACGCGGGTTGAAGTGTTTGCTTCGGAGACGCAGCCATGATTCCCGATTAGGAATCGCGCAGGTGCGATCGGTTGAACCGAAGGCACCACCCACCACGGCGACCGGAACGCGGAGACGTTCTGGGTCGCATCGCAGAGCCTTGGGCGGCCCCACGAAACTGTTGCTAGTTCAGCTTGGCGAGATCGGGTTTATCCGTCTCAAAGCCCACAGCCTGAGTAGCGAAGGTCAGCGTCGTCAGCGACATTTGGCCGTCATAGGCGACGTGGCAATTCAGCATGCCAAGAATCAAATGTCCGTCGACGTATGGCAGAAGCGCGCCGTTAGGCATGCGCCGTATCACCAGAGATTTATCGATGTTATCGGCTGGCAATGCGTAGTCCTGATTTAAGCGAAGCCTGGGGAGTTTTGCTTGGGGGCCGCGTATTCGCGCTCGATGTGGTGCACGATGTTGTCGCGCTGAGTAATCATCTGAAGCGCCTGCCAGAACGGAACGACCTTCTCGTTCAGCAGTGAGTCGAGGGCGCGCTGGTGATGGATCAGATGGGCAAACGGCGTCGGCAGACGCTCAATCGCTTTGTCCGTCATCATAGCCGCTGGCTCGTCTATCGGCGTTTCAACAGTCTTGTGCTCGAAAGCGCGCCACTGTTGAAACTTGTCAGCGCGCGGGCGTAACCCAACGCGCGACATATTGGTTTTTAGTTGGAAGCAGGCGCGGAAGGTTGCGGGTCGACCGCAGGGGTTTCCGCGGCTGGAGCCTGTTCGGCCCCAGGAGCGTTGGCGACGTCTGCGGCGGGAGCCGCTACATCGACAGGAGCAGGATCGGCTGGCGTGGCATCGGTTGCCGGTACTTCTGCGCTGGCAGCGCCATCTTCGGCTGCGGTCTGCGCGTCGTTGGCCACCTGCGCGGCCAGTTCGTCAGAGGACGTGTCGGCGGCAGGCGCGTCGGCTGGAACTTGATCGGAAATAGCGGCCGGAAGATCGGCGGAGGGCTGGCCCTCCGTGGCTGCCTGCGCGGCAGCGCGCGCTTCAGAGGCTTGCTGTGCGCCGTAGCGCAGGCTGGCGTTGACCATCTCGTTGAACACGGCGCGCGACATGACAAGCGTGCCGGCCGGTTCGCGCGTCGGAACCTGCGCGTCATAGTCGAAGTTAACGCCGAAGAAATTGATCTTGACGACATCGCCCATGTCGAGGATTTGGACGCCAGCGGAGTCCGCGAAAATTACGGGCATGTTGAATTCCATTTTGGTGGTAGGGATTTGTTGAACCGTTTGTTGTGACAGGTACGGTTCTCGACCCCGGGAAGCCCGTTACGCCGCGAGGCGCATCGGCTCCACATACTGCTCGTTATCGTTGGCAGTTAGTTCAACCGATTAGGGATGGTTATTCCCGGTGCAATTCGATCTTTCCGCCGATGTCGATCCTATTTCACCCCCGCCAAAAAGCATCAATGCTTCTTGGCGGGGGCGGCGTTTACAGAGCGAAGAACCGATCTTCAAACTGCTTGCGCTGCATAGCCATCAAATCAGTATATTTCCCGTTCCTTGGTGTGACGGCCTTGTAGCCACTCAGAAGTAGCTCAGCGCGCTTCACTTTTCGCAACTCGCGCATATAAGGCAAGACACAACTTAAAAACGTCAGCGCAGCATCACCACGCAAGACCCATTCCTGGGCAGGTTTGTGGTGCGCTTCACGACGAGCCTTGGACTTTATAAGGCCACCGAAGTTGCCATATAGAAAGCGCAATGGCTCGGGCGAAGTGCTGGTGACAGCCACGTTGGGGGACCGAGAGACTTTACTACCTGCCCGTTGAAGCAGGATCGAACCTTCGCCGTCTATAATTCCAGCGGCGTAGGCTATGTCGGTCTGTTTTGGCGTGACTGGACTCTCATTTGGTGGAGGTGGAGGGATTTGCAGCCCTCGTCCATTCGGTTTCAACAATCGAAGTTCAGCACCATCTTCCGTCTTGCGACGAAACTGATTCGCAGAGTGAGTCGCGGGGTGATTAGCCCTCGCAGCTTTCGAGCATGACCAACCCCTTGATTTCAAAATGAAAAACGCACCACCTGTTGCCAGGAAGTGCGTCGGACAGATTTTCCCACTGTGGGTTCTACATACGCCAGAATCGCACGGATAGCAAGAACTATTTCAGCCGCGACTAGGCGGCTGCCGCGTCGTTGCCGGCCTGACTGTCGTCCTGCACGAAATCGGCCGATGCGCCTGCGTCATTCTGGTCTTGAGAGCTATCCGGCTTGGGCATCTCGAACAGGCCATCCTTCTTGTCCTGGGCGAGTTCGGTCGACAGCCGCTTGTTTTCTTCGCTGGCATCGAACTGCGGGCCGAGGAAGCCACGGCGCAGCCATTCATCCCAGAGCGTACGGCGCGATAGGACACGCCCCTCGACCGCCTTAATGAGTTCCCAATTCTCCTTGTTCTCGCGCAGGTCGACGCCGAAGTCGGTGTGCACATAGACTTCCGCCTCGACGTCCTCGTTGAGCCACGCTGCCGTGAAAGCAAGGCAGACCTCGAGCACATCCTTCAAGTCCATCGCCCAGGCTTCGGCTGCGGCATGACCCTTGGCGGCGTTGACCGCTTCGGCCGTAGCAGTCACAGACCCCTTGTTGCGCACCAGCGGCGCTTTGCCCAAGGTGGACATCTGCAACTCGATGGCCTGGATTTGCTCTTGCAGGCGCTCGATCGATGTTCCTTGCGGCTCAATGAATTCCCACTTGGCCGTGGTGTGGGTCAGCCCCGCCTGTGGCGGCGCATAGCACACGATGCCGGGACCGATGTTGATCGGCTTGACGTTGCCGTTCTGGTCAAGCGGCGCGGGTATGCCGTTTCCGGCCAGCATCGGGAAACCTGCCAACTCGAGCACATGCTTGAGGTTGGAGTTCTGCTGGTAGTGCTCGATCTGCGCATAGGCCAGATCGATCAGCGGCGACACGGTGGAGTTCGTCCACCACTCGCGCTCACCCGGCTTGTATATGCGGAACGGGATTTCGCTCAGCGTGATGGTGCCTTGGTCGATCAGATTCCAACCGACGCCGCCTTCTTCCCAAAGCTGCCAGATGCGGCCTGTTTCTGGATCGTCATCGAGCACGCGCACGCGGCGGAAACGCCGCTCACTGAAACCAACCCGCTTGACCACATCCTCGCGCAGGCGAACATGCGAGACATAGCGCCGGCCACCGCGGAACTCGGTGTAGAGCGCGATGATATCTTCCGCCCGGTATGATACCCAATACGGGCGCGCGCCAAGATTGCGCTCCTGCTCAAGCGTTGATCCTTCCGGCACACTGGGGAAATCCACCAGCAGGCCGACCACGCCGAAGCTCACGGCCTCCTTGAAGATGTCGCGCGCGAACTTGTGCAGTGAAGTACCCTGCCCGTCGATGTTCTCGCATATGTCCTCGATGTTCTGGGTGACTTCACCCTGCAACAGGACTTCCTTTGAGAATGGCTTGGAGACGATACCCTCCATGTGATCGCGGAAATGGTTGATGAAGGGTGCGTTGGCGACGCGGACGGCGTAAGCGTCATCGTCCTCTCCGTTGTATTTCGGCAGATAGCAAACGCCAGCGCCGCGCACGGCGCGCGCACCTGATAGGATGGTTCGCACCATCACCCAATCCGGTAAGGCTGCGGTATAGGCAAGCGATGGCACGGCCGGATCGCCACCCCATTTCACAAGCTCGGCGCTTGATCCGCCGTCCGACACCAAGCTAGGTGCCGGCGCGTAGCCGCGTTGATCGGCAGTGCTTTTTGCCATGCGCGAGATGCGACGGCCTTTGCTGCGTGGCTTTTTCATTTGCTAATATATCTCCCTTGCAGCGCCATATTGGATTGGGCGACTGACAGAACTCGATAGGCTCCGGTTGCGGCGTCCACTTGGTCGTCGAACCGTCCCTTGTCGAAAGCGCAGATTTCGTTGATGAAGGCTTCGTTCCACGCGCCACGCAGAAGCTTCACGTTGCCGACCTCTGCTTGGGCGGCAAAAGATTCTGCGCGCGTGGCCTTTGAGTTTTCTTCCGGCTCGATGCGGACGTTGAATCCAGCCAGCATCGTGACGAAGGTACGGACCTGGAATTTACCGGCCTGTCCTGGGTCTTGCGGCAATCGCACCGTGACCATGTAGCCATCGGTGCGCGCCGTGTTCTTGATCGCCGCCTCAACGCCAGCGGGCGAGAGCCGCTTGCGGATGACGTCTGTGATGTAGAAAATTCCTGTCAGCGGATCGCGCGCCATCAGCAAGCCGACCGAATAGTCGGGGTCGCTCTTGGCGTCAGCCGTGCCGGCCAAGTCCCATGAGCGGACTTTGTAGCCCTGCGCCGTGATCGGAAGCTCGTTGACAATATCGAACCAGTCGCGCTTGAACATGCCGCCTTCGCGCGCCGATGGACGCTGCTGAAGTTGACCGGCCGCGACGTGCGAACTCATTTCATCGTCTTTGGCGATACGCTGCAAAGCATCTAGCGGAAATAGCGCCGGCCAAAGCGGCTCGCCCTCAGAGCGCGGGTCTTTCCAGACCTCGCCCTTCTTCCACTTGTAGGTGGAGACGTTGGGCGCATCGGTGCGATGGGGGAACCCACAGCCAAAGACGTATGGGTGCTTGGCTTCGTAGAGCGCCGGCAGGCACAGATGCGTCCAGCCCAACTCGCGCGCCAGGATGTATCCCGACAGATCGCGCTCATGCAGGCGTTGCATGATGATGATGAAAACGCCGCGCTTCTGGTCGTTGAGGCGAGACGGCATCGACTCGTCCCAGAACTTCAGCGTCCCATCGCGCACCACATCGCTGTCTACTTCGCGCGCATTGTGCGGATCGTCGAAGATGATGATGTCGCCACCCTCACCGGTAATCAGGCCGTTCTCGGACGTGGCAAGGCGGTAGCCGCCCTGCATGTTATCGAAGCGTCCTTTGTTGTCCTGCGCCGGATTGGTGGTGACGCGATCACCCCAATACTTCTGATACCAAGGCGAGCGGATGACCTGACGGCAGTATATGCTGTCGCGCATGCTCAGGCGCGCGTCATAGGACAGGTGCATGAACTTGACACCCGGCCCCTTCCACTTGTTTTCCTGCACCAGGAATGGCTGACCGCGACGTTTGCCCAGGTCTGGGATGTACGGGTCAGGGTCTTGCGCCCACACCCAGGCCGGGAAGAACACGTTGGCTCCACGCGACTTCATGTGGCGCGGCGGGATGTTGATAAGCAGGCGCGTGATCTCGCCCTCTGCCACCCACTCGAGATGGTCGCACACAGCCTCGATGTGCCAGTTGCTCACGAACGGTTTTGGCTCGACGTACTTCCAGCCCCCGGCCGTGAAGTCGATCAGGCTGCGCTCATAGAGGTTGCGATCGATCTGGTCGTCCTTGGTCAGCAACGGACGCGCCGGCTCTTGTGCGTACATGCTCATGTCATCGATCCAGGGCGCGGCGATGGAACGGCCACACCAGCGTTTGCCCCTCGCGCGTACGCATGACGAGGTAATCTCCTGGCGGCTGGCCGGTGCCGATGGTGGAGCCGAGAGCTACCGCGAGAGCCGCGGAGCATGTGATCTCGATCACCTTCCCCTTTACGGAGACGAGGCGGACGTTCATGGCGATATTCCAGGGTGCTTAGTAGGATTGGTCCGCGACGGCCTTCAGGCGCTCACAGGCGGCGTCCACGCGGTTGAGGCGTGCATCGACCTGATCCTTGGCCATTGCCAGCGTGCGCGCCCACGCGCCGCTCACCATGTCGAAGCTGTCAGGTTTCATGCGCCGCACGCGCGGTGGAAAGTCGAGTTCACGCGCGCGCCAGATTTCAAGCGCGACGGTTTCTACCTCAGTCGGCGGGCGGGTACTTTGGGACATAGGTCGAGCGCTTCTGGTCGTCTATGGTGGGCGGCGTACGCGGCACGTCGCCAAACAACTCGTCGAACACATCGAATGGTTCATGACGTGCCAAGTAGGACGCGACGCCGACGATATAGATGCCAAGGCCGCTGGCGATGAACATGACCGCCAAAATAGTTACTTTCATGCCGGCATCCCCCCTTGAGGACCGCCACCAAAAGCAGACCACGCCACACAGATCAGCGCGGCAGCGATCATAATGACTTCAGGTGGGATCACTTGAACTTCCGTTTCTTGTAGCGGCCGAGCTTGTCTTTCTCGTCGCGGAAGTCGATGAAGCGTGAGCGCATCACCTCGTCGACAGCACGATGCAGACCCAACGAGATGCAGTTGGCCTCGTCCGGCGTGAAATAGTTGATCTCTGACTGCACGACTCGTTTTTTCTTTTTCTTGACGACGATCAGCGCGATGACGTCAGCCTTCGTCCTGGCTTCCTTGGGTGCCTTCTTGCAGATACCAACGGCGATGCCGTCGCCACCCCGGTACTCAAACTGCGCTACGACCTTCATCCAAACGCCATCATGCGCAGCGCCAGAAACGCCATCAGTGAGCTACTGGCAAAACAGAATACCGCCATGAACGCGCGCGGCCCTTGCACGGCCGGATGGAACGTACCGATCAGGCCGACGAATAGAAGCCACGCGGCGGCGAGCCACAGTGGAATTGAAATCAGGGCATACATCAGCCGCGCACCATGTTGATGACGGTGCCGACTGCAAAGCAGGTGCACCCACACAGGAACAGAATATTTGGCAGATGATGCAGCATGCGCCTTCTCACGCCTTCACCGCGCGTGACTTGCGCGTGGTCTTGGTGTGCGTCCTGACATGCGTGCGGCTGACGGTGCGCTTCCGAGCTTTGCGCGCCTTGGGTGCCGCAGGCTTGACCATGGCGGCATCTGCAATGTCGACAGGCGCGTCGAACACGGCTGGCCGCTTGCGCAACACCTGGACCGCAGAAGCTTCGACCTCAATGTAGGTTCGCTTCATCGGACGCCAGAAAAGATCGAGCGTG